AAGACGCAGTATAGTTAAAAGACTTTTCTTTTTAAGACAGGCAGAAGATAGGGCAACAGACCCAACATTCAAAGCAATGTGGTACTTAAAAAGAACTCAACTTTTACACGAATACGAAAAACGCGGTCTTGGAGTGTTATAAATAATAATTAGAGAAACAAACTCAAGAACCTCATCCTCTCAGTCCTAGTGACATTGTAAGTTGAGTAGACAGACAAAGTTTCTTTATTTAGAGGGTCTCCCCAATAAGCTAACTGTAGTTAAGCGGAGGGAATCGGTCTTCTATCGAGTAGACAGGTCTACAGACTTGTCACTCACTTTTATGTATCGCTGAATTATCGGGATACATTTTTTTAACCTTGCTTTAACCAGGAGGTCACAATGACTATAAATGAGCAAATCTGGAGAGACTTATCTCCATTCACAGTCGGATTCGATAATGTTTTTAATAACTTAGATCGAGTTCGTCAATCACCACAAACCAATTATCCGCCTTACAATATTCGTAAGGGTAAAGTAGAAGATACTTTCCTTATCGAATTGGCAGTCGCAGGATTTAGTGAGGAAGATTTAACTATATCAGTTAAAGAAACTAATCTTACTATCACAGGCGATATCGGTGAAAAAGATAATGGGTTTATCCATCAAGGAATCTCACAACGAAAATTCAATAGGAACTTTGTTCTTGCAGAAGATGTTATCGTTAAAGGTTCAGACTTAGCTAATGGTATTCTTACTATCTATGCTGAGAGAATAGTTCCAGAAGAAAAGAAAGCTAGAACTATCGAAATCGGTGAACTTAAAAAAACAGAAAAGAAGCAATTTCTATCTGAATAAATAGTATGTGTAGTTGGGGTGTCAAAACTTGACACCTCAGCGTTTGGTGATATAATAATAGTATGTTAAAAAATAATAAACAATCGGGAGATAAAAATGGGAATTTGGAATAAATTCGTAAACTTCATGGTTGGTGAACCTACGGGAGAAAGGGCTAAAGATAGTAAAGGAAGATTTGTTGCAGATGATAAATCAACACCTAGTACTAATGAAGCTTATAAGGACGGAAGAAAACCAACTAAGAAAGTTACAAAGAAAACAACAGTAACCAAGAAAGGTCGAGGAAGACCTAAAGGTTCAAAAAATAAAGTTAAATGAAGTCAGTAGGTCTTATACAAGTAATGGCTTCTTTATTCGGTTTATTTGTAGTAACAAGTCTACTAGTGGGTTATAATATGACTCCAATGTTTGAAATGTTAAACTCATCAGCTGGATTTTTTGGGTTGTTGTCTTTTATGGCAATACTAGGGTATGCCGAAAGAAGATAAAAATATAAATACTCATTATCCGTTATTTGATGAAGGACTCTATACAGAAGTTGTTCATCAAAATGGAGAAAAGGCTATTAAAATACTCAAAGGTGAGTATGTAGATGTTATCTATCAATATGGAAGTATCAAATTGATACCTCGTAAAGATAGTGAAATACCTACAATAGATTTTGAAAGAGCTGTTAGATCGTGTCCAGAAGCGTTGAAGGATACGATATCTGATGATGATGAGTTTAAACAATTAATGGGGAATATCCTCGTTGAATTACTAGCCAATCAAGGGTTAGAGGAATTAAATAAAAATGGAATATAGTAAAGAATTTATGGTGCGTCTCAAAGACGAGATTGCATCTGATGAAGGTACAGTACTTGAAGTATATCATGACCACTTAGGTTATCCAACTGTTGGTGTCGGACATCTTATTAAAGATACAGACCCAGAATTTGGAGAAGGTGTAGGATTCAAGGTATCACAAACAAGAAGTGATGAATTATTTTATCAAGACATAAATATATGTTTAGATGAATGTGAGAGACGAATGAATGAGTGGGATAATTATCCTAATGAAGTTCGATTGATTCTCGCTAACATGGCTTTTAATCTAGGTATTACTAGATTATTAAAATTTCAAAAGATGTTTGCCGCACTTAACTCAGGTGACTATGTGCAAGCTTCTATTGAAGGATTGGATTCGAGGTGGGCAAAACAAGTCTACAATCGCGCCCATAGATTAATGGATAGACTCAGGTCTATATAAAAAATAGGATATATTATGGAATTAGATAAACAATTAAGACAAGCTCTTATGTTAAAATATCAAGGTGATATCGCAGCTGCTAAAGCTAACATAACTATCTACATGAAAAATAGTGTAGGAATCGGTGAGCATCCCGATATAATTGGTGCTATTGATGAGCAACTCAATCTACTAGCAACAGCGGAAGATAAACTCAATACATTGGAACGACACTTCGAACCACAAAAAGTAGTTTGACTCGAATCAATATAATACCTGTAGAAGAACTAACCGATCAACATTTGATGGCTGAATATCGAGAGATGTTCATGGTTGGTTCTGCACTACAAAAATCACTTAAATCCCCTAATTGGGATAAGAATCGTATTCCTAAAGAATTAACTTTAGGTACAGGTCATGTCATGTTTTTTTATGACAAAGGTCAATATCTATACAAAAGATATGAGCAGATTCGAAAAGAATTAACAAAACGAAATTATAAATTAGATAAGACACGCTTATTTAAAGTTACACAGTTTCCAACAGAATATTACAATGATTGGACACCTACAGATAGAGACAGAGCTATCTTAAGAGAACGAATACAAGAAAGAATAAACGAAAAACCAGAATGGTATAGACACAATGGAGTTTCTATAGTATAATAAATTATGCACTATTACACAAACATCAAAAGATACAAGGACTTTATCCTTGCAAAAGGAATTAGAAACGGAGAGAGATATCTCAAACGAGTAAAATACGAACCGACTCTTTACATTCCAACAAATAAAGAATCACCACACAAATCAATATCTGGTGAATATTTACAATCAAAGAAATTTAGTTCTCCAAGTCAAGCAAGACATTGGAAGAAACAATACGACAACACAGGTATCGACATACACGGACTGGAACAATGGGAATATACTTATATTGCTGAATCGTTTCCAAGTGAAGTTGAATTCGATATTAAAAAGATTAACATACTTAATATTGATATTGAGTGTGAGTGTGAAGGTGGATTTCCAGAACCAACAGAAGCAGAAGAACGCGTCAATGCTATAACAATGAAACTCTTTGGACATAAAGAGACACATGTCATTGGTATTGATAACTTTGATTATAAGAATGATGATCCGAATGTGATCTATCATAAGACAAGACATGAGAAAGAATTACTTTTAGAATTCATGAGAATATGGAATGAGTTACAACCAGACATTATAACAGGTTGGAATGTTGAAACATTTGACATAGCTTACTTAGTCAATCGTATTTGGAAACTATTTGATTGGGAGACAGTTACTAAACTATCTCCTCACGGATTAGTTACATCAAGAGAATGGTTGTATATGGGTCAGAAGAAAATGGTATCATATAACATTGCAGGTATATCTATCTTAGATTATCTTGAAATGTACAAGAAGTTTACATACAAAACGAGAGAGACATATCGATTAGATCATATCGCAGAAGTAGAACTTGGTAAGAGAAAAATTGATTACTCAGAGTTCGGAGCGATGCATCTATTCTACAGAAATGATTATCAAAAGTTCTTAGATTATAATATCAGAGATACAGAACTGGTTGAACAACTAGACGATAAACTACAACTCATGGAGTTAGTTATCACTATGGCTTATCAAGCAAAGTGTAACTATGAAGATGTATTTGGTTCAGTAAGATATTGGGATTTAATTATCTACAACTTCTTAAAGAAACGAGGTATGGTTCCACCACCAAAGAAACTAGCTCAAGATTCACGAATCGTTGGTGCTTATGTAAAAGAACCACAGATAGGTCAACATAAATGGGTGATGTCTTTTGACTTGAATAGTCTATATCCACATCTAATTATGCAATACAATATGAGTCCAGATACATATCAAAAGAAGATATTCAATCAAGAGATTAATGTTAAGAAGTTACTAGAAGGTGAAGTTGATCTCAGTATGTTAACTAATACAACTGTAACACCAAACGGCGCATTATTCAGAACAGACAAACAAGGATTCTTACCAGAACTCTTAGAAGAAATGTATGATCAACGAGTACTATTCAAGAATCAAATGATTAAAGAACAGAAACGATTGGAGACTATTCCAAAAGAAGATACTGTTAAAAGAAAAGAATGTGAGTATGAAATTGTAAAATATAATAACAATCAAATGGTCAGAAAGATATCACTTAACAGTTGTTATGGTGCTTTAGGTAATCAGTATTTCAGATACTTCAACAGAGAGATTGCAGAAGGTATTACAACTGCAGGTCAGTTAAGTATTAAATGGGTTGAGAAAGCTGTTAATGAATATTTAAATAAAATACTAGATACTGATGATGATTATGTTATCGCAATCGATACTGATTCAATCTATGTAACATTCGATAAGTTAGTTACTAAAGTCAGTCCGAACAATCCGATTGACTTCTTAGATACGATAGCAAAAGAAAAGTTTGAACCAATGATTAATGAATCGTATGAACAACTTTCTTCATACATGAATGCTTATCAGAACAAAATGGAAATGGGTCGAGAAGTCATAGCAGATAAAGGTATATGGACAGCAAAGAAAAGATACATACTAAATGTTCATGACTCAGAAGGTGTAAGATACAAAACACCAAAACTAAAAATGATGGGTATCGAAACAGCAAAGTCTTCTACTCCAAGTTGGTGTAGAAAGAAACTTGAAGAAGGTATCAAAACTCTAATGAATGGTAGTGAACAAGATGTTTGGGAGTTCATTGAAACTTCAAGACAAGAGTTCAATAAACTACCGATAGAAGAAGTTTCTTTTCCACGAGGAGTGAGTGATATTAAGAAATATTACAACGCAGCTTCTATCTATAACAAGGGTACACCAATTCATGTTCGTGGATCACTACTTTACAATAACTTTTTGCATAAATACAATATAGACAAGAAATATCCTATAATACAGAATGGTGAGAAAGTGAAGTTTTGTTACATGAAACTTCCAAATATAATGAATGAGAATGTGATATCATTTGTTTCAGCACTTCCGAAAGAATTTAATCTTGATGATTACATTGATTATGATTTACAATTTCAAAAATCATTCGTTGAACCTCTCGGAGTAATATTAGATAAAATCGGGTGGACAACAGAAAAAGTTAGTACACTTGAATCATTTTTTGGATAGAGATATGAAAAACTTGACAGATACAGAAACGGTAGTATAATAGATATATGACTTCAATAGAATACATCTTTATAGTGTTACACTTGGTCACATGGACAGGCCTTGTTCTTTTAGCTGTTGAAATAAATAGTTGGAAGAAAGAGATTCGTCAACACATTGACTACGATAGTAGTCTAAGAGCTATGAGGAAAGATCATAGAAATAAATAAATAAATTATGGAGATAATATATAATGAGTTATTTGAAAAGCTTAATAAAAACAACAGGTAATGAGTTCGCTTCTATTGTAGAAGACGGAGTACAAGCAGCAGATGTCAGTGGATACATTGATACAGGTTCGTACATCTTTAACGCACTCTTATCAGGTTCAATATACAATGGATTACCAAACAATAAGATCACAGCACTAGCTGGTGAATCTGCAACAGGTAAAACATTCTTTGCACTAGGAATGTGTAAACAATTCTTACAAGATAATCCAGATTCTGCGGTTATCTACTTTGAATCAGAAAGTGCAATCACAAAAGATATGATTGAACAACGAGGAATCGATTCTTCAAGAATCGTTATTGTTCCTGTTACAACAATTCAAGAGTTTAGAACTCAATCTATTAAAATTCTTGATCAATATATTAAGGACAAGTCAGACATGAAAATGTGTTTTGTACTTGACTCACTTGGTATGTTGTCAACAACTAAAGAGATTGAAGATACTGCATCAGGTGCAGAGACAAAAGATATGACTAGAGCGCAATTAGTAAAAGGTGCTTTCAGAGTTCTAACTCTTAAACTTGGTAGAGCGGGAGTTCCGTTACTAGTGACTAATCATACTTATGATGAAATGGGCTTATTTGCTAAGAAAGTTATGGGTGGAGGTTCAGGATTAAAATATGCTGCTTCATCAATTATCTTCTTATCTAAGAAGAAAGAGAAAGACGGAAAAGATGTTATCGGTAACATTGTTCATTGTAAGAATGAGAAATCAAGACTTACTATTGAAAACAAAATGGTTGATGTAATGTTGTCTTACGAGAGTGGACTTGACAGATACTATGGACTACTAGACTTGGCTATCAAGTACGGAGTCTTTAAACAATCATCTACTAGAGTTGAACTTCCAGACGGAACAACACAATTCGGTAAAACTATTAACAACAATCCAGAGAAGTATTTCACACCAGAAGTACTAGACCAACTTAACGAAGCAGCACAAAAAGAATTTTTATATGGCAACACGACTAGAACAGACGATACTGAAGAATCTGATAACGAATGATGCATTCGTAAGAAAGACATTACCTTACATTAAGAGTGATTTCTTTCAGGAGAGAGATGAAGAATTTCTTTTCAAACAAGTAAGAGATTACTTTTTAAAGTATCAATCACCACCAACTACTGAAGCTCTCATCATTGATATTGATGAGATGGAAGGTGTAGATCAACAACTAATATCCGATACATTGAATCTTATCAAAGATATCAAGTTGGATGATAGTAAAACACCTGACGAATGGTTAGTTGAATCTACAGAGAAGTGGTGTAAAGATAGAGCAGTATACAATGGTGTAATGAGTTCTATCGCAATCATTCAAGACAAAGACGGACAGTCAGGACAAATTCCAGACATTCTAAGAGAAGCATTATCAGTATCTTTTGATAGTAATATTGGTCATGACTTCTTGGAAGATTGGGATCCAAGATATGAGTTCATGCATAGAGAAGAAGAACGAGTACCATTTGACTTAGACTTGATGAATAAGATTACTAAAGGTGGACTTCCAAACAAGACATTGAATATCTGTATGGCAGGTACTGGTGTTGGTAAATCATTGTTTATGTGTCACATGGCATCAGCTTCATTACTTCAAGGTAAAAATGTATTGTACATTACAATGGAAATGGCTGAAGAAAAGATTGCTGAAAGGATTGATGCAAATCTACTTGATGTATCATTGAATACAATGAATGACTTACCAAAGATGATGTTCGAAAAGAAGATTACAAGAGTCAGAGAGAAGACTAAAGGTAAATTAATCATCAAAGAATATCCAACAGCAACAGCTCATAGTGGTCACATTCGACATTTATTACAAGAACTAGATTTAAAGAGAGACTTCACACCAGAGATTATCTTCATTGATTATCTTAATATCTGTAGTTCATTCAGAGTAAGACCAGGTAGTAATGTCAACACATATACTTACATTAAAAGTATTGCAGAAGAACTCAGAGGTTTAGCAGTAGAATTTGATGTTCCAATTATGTCAGCAACACAGACTA